GTCAATAGTAAATAAATATTTACCGTGATGCCATTTTTTGTCTTTACCTATGTATTTGCCTGAGGCGGCGCTTAAAACATCCCAACGATTGACAGCAGGATGATAAGAAAAAGAATTCCAGAGCTGAAGCTCATCAAGTCTTTTAATGGGAACAGACTCCGGTTTAAAACCACGTTGAATAAAAGCCGTAATTGGTAACCTATAAAAAATTGCACCGTTTTCCATAATAGCATGAAAAAGTATGCTGCGTCCAGTAAGACTTGATATACCAAAGATAATACAATCTTCAACTTCTCCATGATGTTTTTTACAGTCATATAGATACTCTCTTTTTATTTGTGCGTATGTTGCTGGTATGTTTGCATTTAAGTAAGCCATAATTTATCATTTAGCTGATCCCCAATCTTTACCTTTTTTATAAGTTACTTTATTATCTATAGATAACAGGATAGCTTTTTCCATTGTTTTTTTAACTACATCTGCTTGTTTATCATCTTTTATAGAAATACACAATTCATCATGTATTTGAATATGCGGTAAAATACCCTGCTCGTACAATTTAACCATAGCTGTTTTAGTCATATCAGCTGCACCCCCTTGAATTAATTTATTAAGAGCTTTGTAAGTAAATGCAGGAACATATCTATCTGATAAATATTCTAAATCTGGATCTTTTATCTTGTCTTCGTTGCTATATTTTTTTGGGTCCTCTTTAATTAACTTATCTACCTCTTCATTTTGTTTTTGTAAGTAAGCTCTATATTCTGTTATTGCCTGCTCTTTAGTTAACAAAGCAACAGGGTCATATCTTTTTAATTTATTGTTCCAGGTTTTTTTTGTAGTTTCCCATTTATTAAATCTACAGAACCTATCGCCTACAGTAAAAAGAAGTTCGTTTTCTGAAGCAAATTCTATTAAGTCTTCTGTTAATCTTTTAACAAAAGGAACCTCATCATGATATTTATTAAATAATTCTTTAGCCTCATCTTTTTCTAATCTTAATTCTTTTTGTAATTTTATTTTACCCATACCATAGAACATTCCTAAGCTTATAGTTTTAGCTTCAATTCTAGAAATTCCTGCCATCTTAGCTACCAGCTTATGAAAGTCTGCACTGGGGTCTTCTTTGTAATATGTTTCTATTTTTTTAATACTTTTTAGAATGGCTTGAAATTTTTTATTCCTATATTGTTCCGGAATATCAAGTTGTAATAATTCTGGAGAGTTCTTTAATAATTTAATAGCATAATGTACCACGATCCGTGGTTCTTGTTGCGAGTAATCAAAACTACCCCACACATGTCCTTCTTCTGGTAAGAATAGCTCTCTCATCTTTTTACCAATATAACCTTTAGCAGGAATCTGTTGTAAATTAGGATTGCTCATTGAAAATCTACCTGTAACAGTTCCTCCTCCTTCAGATCTAATTTGATTTATGTCAGCATGAATCTTGCCTTTATGAACATAACTTAATAAACCTTCTACAAAAGTTCCTTTTGCTTTATCACATTCTCTTGCCTTTGCGATCATGCGAAGAAATCTATCACTATGAGTCTGTAAATAATCTTTAGGAAGTTGAGGTGCTCCAGACTTAGGAGTTTTTTTATAATCTTTAATACCTTGATAATCTAAAAGTTTTTTAATAGATGAAGAAGCCCAGATATCAACTTTAATTCCTGTTCTTTTAGCGATTAAAGCAACAAGGTTATCTCTTCTTTTTTCTAAGAATTTACCAAGTTTCTCAGCTTTTTTGACATCTATTTTAACTCCATTAAATTTCATGTCAACTAAACAAGGGAATAATTTTGTTTCTAAATTAAAAATTTTACGTAGACTTTTCCCTGCAGGTTCGTATATAATTTCGTCTAATTTTTGATTAAATATTTCCCACAGCTTTAAAGTTAAATTAACATCTTGTTCAGCATAATCTTTTACTAAAGAATAAGGAAGTTTATGCATATTAGACATTGGATCTTTTATACCGTGTTCAGCTAAAGATCTGTCTTTTAAGTCCCATGATTTTTTTGCATCTTTTAAATAGTCTTTACTGACAGCATCTAAAGAGTATCTCATTCTATTTTCATCAATTACAGAAGCTGCAATCATTGTATCAAGTAAAGGCCCTTTAGGCATTTCTCCTGTAGAAGCCCTAATCCAACACACATCATACATAGCATTATGAAATACTTTTTTTATCTTTTCATTTTGAAATAATATCTTGTTTAGTTGAGTCCACGTATCAACCACATCTAAATTAGATGTCATAGCGTGACGTATTGGAAAATATAAATTTTGTTTAGAAGTTCCTATGGCTATACCACAAACATATCCTTCTCCTGTAACAGCTCCAGAACCTTTCTTCATTAAACCTGGATCGTATGTTTCTAAATCCACGGCTACTGTATCTATCCCTGTAAGGTCTAGTTCACTTATTTCTGGTACAGTACACATTAACTATAGTCCCTTTCCTTTATCATTTCTAAATAATGAATTGCTTTATCTATGTCTTGTTCTTTTCCTTTCGCTGCATGTCTGCATATATATTTTATAGCTGATCCCTCTGCAAAAGGCAACCTGTTCTTGTTTATAAACTCACTCGGCTGCATGGCCATCGACTTATAATGTGAACCTCCAATTTGTTTTTTATATGCGGTCATTAAAATTACCTCCAATTTGTTTGATGTATGTACTCATCTTTTTTTCCTAGCTCCCTTCTTTTTTGTGTTTTTAAAATCCATAGATCATGTTTGCCTCGACTGCATGCTACGTAATATAAATATAACTGTTCAAAATAAGGTTCTGCTCTTGTAAGTGTAAGGTCAACAATTACATTATCTCTAGTAAGACCTTTGACTTGATGAAAATTTCCTAATTCAATTGTAGACTTCTGATTTAAATTGTATTTATTTATAATAGTTTTAATGTAAATCATTCTTTGGTCGTGTTTCTTTCTTCGTTCTTCTTCTTTAGGTATCTTAACTAATTGATAAAAATCTTCTTTGTCTTTTAAAGACTCCTCTAAATAACCTAAATTAACAAACTCTTGAAAAGTATAATCTTTTTTTCTTATTTTTTTAAAGATTCTTGAATCCTTTAATTTGTTTTCTTTTTTTAAATGTGTCCAATAAGATTGAAGTTGATCAAAAGATTGAGTTTCGCCTTTTAAAAACAAAGGCCAAGTATAATGACAGTTTATTTCTGCATCTGAAACATGTTGATTGTTTCCTAAATGAGAATATTTAAAACCATTTTTTTCTAAAAAAGGTATTATCCAGTTTTTGGATGCTTCAGTTCTATAGGTAAATAAAAAAGATTCTTTAGAAGTTTTTATTTTATCTATTAATTTATTTAAACCAGGAGACCCTATTAAATTAGGAAGATTATAAACATTTCCCTCTATCTCTGTAGGTGTCCATGTTCTAGTATATCCGTATTGTCTCCATACAGGAACTATTATTGCTTTACAGTAATTGTTTATAGCTACACTACATCTTAAACCTGTTTCTAATTCTTTATATTTATTGGTAACAGATAGTTTTTCAAAATAATCAGGGTTAGAACCGGCAAATGTAAATATAGTTTGATTAGGATCCCCTACATAATAAACATTACCATCTTTAACATTCCTTGCCATTTTTTCTAAAGCACGTAATTGAGGTACACTACTATCTTGAGCCTCATCAACTATAAGAGCATCAATTTCTGGATCACTAGGGTTACGATTAAAGGCATCAATCATGTCGCAATAATCTTGTAAGTTTCTTTTTAAATTTGTTCTTGTATCTCTCTTGTTTTTAAAATCTTCATATATTTGTTTTATTCTTAACATGTGTTTTAAGTTGTAAGGTTTATAACTTTCATGAGGGTCAACCGAACTATTCCAATGATCTATAATTTTCATTCCTCTTCCATGAGCTTCACTATTACATTTAAAAAAAGGATGATACTTCATAGGGTCTTTTGTGATCTGGGCACTTTTTTTTAACAAAAGAAAAGGTGCTGCTTGACACAAAGCAGGCCAGTCATCTTTTTTATCAAAAACACTTTTGTTTCCTCCTTTCTTACAATAAGCATGAATTGTAGAAATTCTGTAATCAAAATAATTTTCGTCTTCCTGTATAACAGGATCGTTTTTTATTTCTTCTAATTCCTGAATTGCTTTTTTTAATTCGTTCTTAGCAACTTTAGTATGAGATAGGAGAATAATTTTATCTGCTCCATACTTCCTATAAAGTTCTAAATACTTTTGTAAAATCCATATATGAGTCTTTCC